GCTCGTAAAAGATACAGGGGGCAGGGTCGTTAATGTCTTGCCTACTTACGAATTTACCCACTATGAAAGTATGGGTAAGGAAAGAGTATTTGAGAGATTTGAAAGACGGACATGGTGAGTTTGTAGAAGGAATATGGGTTGCTGCGAAAAGTATACCTGGTCGTGCTTACTATTTTGAAACTTACCTGCCCGAATATGGTGCGATTTTTGATAAGTTACCCATCAGTGCTTTTGTTTCAGAACCAAAGACACCATCTCCTGACTTAGATTTACCGAATCTACAGTTCTGGAACTGTATGGATTATAATGTGACCACGATTGTCAAGAGTATTGTTGCTTCAATGGAGTGGGAATGTCGTACAAGACACTTTGGTTCAATTAAAGGACAGTATATTTGTACTCTTGATAATTATCATGGGTCTTTAGATGAAGTAGATGCAAGTTGTAGTGAGATTCCAGACGAGCATAAGTCATTTAATCTTATTGAATTGGAAAATGGACAGTTTGCACTGTATCCAAACAATCGTTGTCGTGTCTATGACATCTCAATGACACCTCAAGATGCCAAAATGCCTGATTTTAAGGTATCAACTCAGTACTATCAAGTTGAAAATGGTGTTAAGTGGGGTCGTTTAGGTGATTGTGATGATTATTTCTGGACAACACCCGATGAAAGAGGAAAAAAATAGATATATTTTACATTGGATAAGTCAAATATCCAAAATTAGACCAGAATTAGGTAATTTTAGCATCTGTCCTTATGCGTCAGGTGCTAATTTTAGTATTCAAGAACAAAAATTATGTCAAATCGTGCCAAATTCTGATTTTGACGTTATAATTTTTATAGTCGAAGATAACATTAGTGCAAAATTCCTTTATGATGCTGTTGATGACTATAATTCAAACTATCCTGACTACAAATTCATTGCAGATCACGGAAAAACAAAGACATACATACAAGGAATTCAAACAAGTAATGGAAAATACAACTTAGTATTGTGTCAACCACGAAAAGAACTTAGTGAAGCAAGAAAAAAACTTGCCAAAACCAATTATTATGACTATTGGGACGAAAATTACCTCGAAGAGGTGCTTGAAGATGACTACAAACTCATTAATGATGGAAAAACACGTTAAAAATGCCCACATGGGTACACATTTACTAGTTGAGGTGTATAATGTACCCTTTGAAAAACTAAATGATAGGGATAAAATCGAAAAAATATGTGTTAGTGCTTGTAAAACTGAAGATTTAGAGGTTTTAAACACCTACACACATCAATTTAAACCTTATGGAGTGACTTGTACTGTAACTTTAGGTGAAAGTCACCTCTCATGCCACTCTTGGCCAGAAAAAAACTGTGTTGCGTTCGATATTTTTACTTGTGGAACAAAAAATCCACGTTCAGTAGCATGGTGGTTACTCGAATACTTTGATAGTGATGATTATGTCATGAAAGATTATGCAAGATAGGGTATAAATAAATCTAAAAGCATTAATAATGGCGATTAAACGCAAATCAAGAGCATTTAAGGATATTAGCCTGTCGTTTTCACCTCATCCGATTACGAAAGACCTTCCTGTGCTTACAAATGAGCGAGCAATCGTTAGATCAGTGAGAAATTTAGTTGAAACTATACCAACTGAAAGGTTTTTTAACCCTTTATTAGGTACAGACATCCGTGATTCTCTTTTTGAGAACTTTTCAAGGACAACTGTTAATATAATTGAGGATCAAGTGCGTGAAACGGTCAATGCTTATGAACCAAGAGTATCAAATATTGGTGTCGAAGTAAGAGCAATACCAGATAACAACACTTTTGAGGTAAAAGTGCTTTTTGAAATCAATGGATTGGCGGTTGCACCACAGTCATTCACCTTTATTTTAGAACCTACGAGATAATATGCCCTTTACACAGTTTACAAGTTTAGACTTTGATGAAATCAAAGCACAAATTAAGGATTTTCTCCGTGCAAATTCAAATTTTAGTGATTTTGACTTTGAAGGTTCTAACTTTTCAGTTTTAATTGATACACTTGCTTATAATACCTATATTAACGCATTTAACGCAAACCTAGTTGTTAACGAATCTTTCTTAGACTCTGCAACAGTTCGTGAAAACGTAGTTTCTCTTGCAAGAAATATTGGTTATGTACCCCGTTCAAAAACCGCTGCAACAGCGACAATTCGACTTAGTGATATAAATGTCGGAACTACAAATGACAGCACTACAAAGTTCTTAAAACTACGAGCAGGACTTGTATGTGTAGGTAATTCAGAGAATACAACATATCGTTTTTCAATACCAGATGATGTAACTTCAACAAGAGTTAGAGACATTGGTGGAACATCTTTTGCACAATTTGATAATCCAATCACTGTACATGAGGGAACATTCCTTTCAAGAACTTACAGAGTTGATACATCTAAGAAACAAAGGTATATAATTGATAGTCCAGGTATTGATAGTTCAACTTTAAGAGTTTTTGTCTCTAGTATTGCTGATACAGGACTAGGACGTAACTATCGTATGATTGATAATATATTGAATATCGATAAAAACTCTGAAATATTCCTTGCACAAGAAGTTCAAGATGAAAAGTATGAAATATTATTTGGGGATGGATTTTTTGGAAGAAAATTAGAGAATCAATCAGTCATAACTGCAAGATATATTGTAACAGATGGCGAAACAGGTAATGGAGCATCGAACTTTAGTTTCCAAGGTTCATTTACAAAGAGTGATGGTACACTATTCACACCATCTGATACTGTTAATGTAACCACTGTTACAAACGCTTCTAATGGTGCTGAAGTTGAAGACCTATCATCTATTAAGTATTTTGCTCCAAGGTTGTACTCAGCACAATATAGAGCAGTCACACCAAGAGATTATGAAGCAATAATCCAAACTATATTCCCTCGCACTGAGTCAGTTGCTGTGATTGGAGGAGAAGAGTTAGACCCACCACAGTTTGGTAAGGTTCAAATAAGTATTAAACCAAAAAATGGTACTTTTGTATCAGACTTTGACAAATCACAAATTAAAAACAAACTAAAGAATTACGCTATTGCTGGTATTAACTCAGAAATAGTTGACTTGAAAGTACTATATGTGGAAATTGACTCATCAATATATTACAATCCGTCACAAGTTTCATCAGATATAACATTAAGAAGTCAAATTATTAGTGCATTGAACCAATATTCAGATAATGTAGAGATTAATAAGTTTGGTGGTAGGTTCAAATATAGTAAAGTTAGCACACTCATTGATCGTGTTGATAATGGTATTACTTCAAACATAACCAAAGTTATTATTAGAAGAGATTTAAAAGCACTACTAAATCAATTTGGACAATATGAACTTTGTTTTGGTAATAGATTCAATATAAATCCCGCTGGATATAACATTAAGAGTACTGGATTTACTATCGAAGGATTTACTGAAACTGCTTATATTACAGATGTACCAAATAAAAATCTATCTGGTAACTTAGATGGTAGTAACATGGGTACTCTCTCAGTGATTTCTAAGAATAATAGAAATGAACAAAGAGTTATTGTTAAAGATGCTGGTGTGGTTGATTATAAGAAGGGTGAGGTGATTTTAAATACTATCAATATTACTTCAACAGTGAGACAAAACAATATAATTGAAGTTCAAGCATTCCCAGAATCAAATGATGTTGTTGGATTAAAAGACTTATACCTTAATTTTGACGTTTCAAGTAGTAAGATAAATACAGTTACGGACGTAATTGCATCAGGAGAGGATGTTTCAGGAGTCGTATTTACGAGAGATTACTATACCTCTAGTTACTCTAATGGAGATTTAGAGAGGAAATAATTTATGTCACAAATTGACAAAAGAATACAAGTCAATACTATTATTGAGAATCAGTTGCCTGAATTTTTGGTAACTGATTTTCCTAATGCTACTGAGTTTTTAAAACAATATTATTATTCACAAGAGTTTCAAGGTGGTGCAGGTGATTTAATTAATAATTTAGATCAATATATTAGATCTGATAATCTAGTTCCTGAAGTTGTAACTGGTGTGACAACCACCACATCTGAAATAGATTCATCAGACACTGTAATTAATGTTCCTAGTACAATAGGTTTTCCATCAGAATATGGTTTATTAAAGATAGACGATGAGATTATAACTTATACTGGTATCACTTCAACTTCATTTACAGGTTGTGTTAGAGGATTCAGTGGAATCACAGGATATAACGTAGGTATTTCTTCATCTTTACTCGAAATTAATCGTGAAAGTCTTGAATTCAATGAAACTATCGCATCATCACATGTATCAGGTTCATCTGTTCAAAATTTATCTGTTCTATTTCTACAGGAATTTTTCAGAAAGTTAAAGAAAACATTTTTACCAGGTTTAGAAAATAACGATTTTGCAACAACTTTAGATGTAGGTAATTTTATAAAGTTTGCTCGTTCATTTTATCAATCAAAAGGTGTTGAAGAATCAATTAGAATATTATTCAAAGTATTATATGGTGTAGATTCAAAGATAATTGACTTAGAGGGTAACTTAATTAAACCATCAGACGCTGAATTTATACGTCGTGAAGTAGTAGTTGCTGATTTAATCACACCAACTGGAGAACCTCAAAACCTTACTGGACAAACTATTTTCAAATCTACTGATATTAATACCAATGCATCAGTGTCAGAAGTTGAAATAATAAAAAGAGAGGGAAGAAATTATTACAAAATTGCTTTATTTGTAGGATTTAGTGATCGTGACCTAATTGAAGGTGTATTTACAGTACCAGGTAAGACTAAAGTTGTTGGTGGAGTTAACGCAGGTGCTACAATTATAAATGTTGATTCAACTGTAGGTTTTGGAACAACAGGAACTATTATTTCTGGTGCAAATTCAGAGATTAATTATACCTCTAAATCAATCAATCAGTTCTTCGGATGTTCAGGAGTCGGTGTTGGTATTAATACTGCTACAGATTTACGTTCAGATGAAACAATATTTGGATACGAAAACGGTGATTTATCAAAGAGAGTTGATTTAAGAATTACTGGTGTTCTATCAGAGTTAGTACCCATCACTGATATTAGTCTAATAAATGAACAAGAAAATTTATTTGTTAAGAATATAGGTGAAAAGATAGAAAATGATGGTAACAACTATAAACAAATTTTTGCAAACTCATGGATTTATAATACAGCATCAAGATTTCAAGTAGAAATAACAGGTTCAACTTTTAAATTAAATACAAAAATTGATAAAGCATATTTGAAAGTAGGAGACAGATTTGAAATATTAGAAAGAAACGAACAAGTCATAGCTGGAAGTGGTCAGATTGGTAGTATTGACGTTACGTTAAATCAAATTAATGCAACAAACATAGCAGGATTTACACCTCAAGCAGGACAACATTATGATATTAGGAGAATAGTTGAAAAAGTAAACAGCACAGGAGTAACTCTAGCTCAAGGTAATAATAATATTATTGCTGATACTTTGAATGTATACGTAGATGGAAATACTGAGGGATATGTTGCATCAAACTCTTTACCAAGTTATGATATCACACAAAATATTATTGAAGAAACTCTAACTGGAAGCACACAAGCGGGACTAGAGGGATATAATCCATTAAATCAGAGATATAGTTTCATAAAATTCACACCACCACCAGGTGAGGATATCAAATTTATTCAGGGTGATGCAGTTATATACCAACCAGAAGGTGGAAATTTAATTGGATTAGATAGTGGTAGAACATATTATGTTGATCCAGTTATACCAGGTGCAAATCAAAATATATCTCAAATAAGATTATTCAACTCCACAGCACAAATTGGAACTGCTAGTACTGTTCAAGTTGGTCCTACAACATCAACAACAGATGTTCATAGGTTTGTATTGAAAGCACATGCAAGCAGAACTTTAGAAGCAGATAAAATTTTAAGAAAATTCCCTTTATCACAAAATTTATTTGTTCCATCTGCACAAGAAACACCTACAACTGATATTGGTATTTTAATCAACGGTGTTCAAATAAGATCTCCTATTTCAGATAATCAAATATACTATGGTTCATTAGAATCAGTTGACCTTTTGAACTCAGGATCAGATTATGATGTTATTAAACCACCAATAATAGGTATTGAAACAAGCACTGGTGTCGGTGCTGCTGCTGAACCTATTGTTCAAGGAACAGTTAAAGAGGTATTTGTTGATCCACAAGGATTTGATATTGATGAGGTACAAAGTATTTCATTAACAGGTGGTAATGGAAGTGGATGTGTACTACAACCAATACTAGGTGAAAGAAGTAGAGAATTATTATTTGATAGTAGAGATGTATTCTTTAACGGTGGTGTAGATATTGTCAATGAGACAATCACATTTAAAGAAAATCATAATTTACTTGATGGTCAATTAGTATATTATAGTTCAAATAATAACCAACCAATAGGTATTGGAACTGCTTTTGATTTAGAAAATAATGTTAACGGTACATTATCCGATGGTGCTCCATACTATGTTAGGATAGTTAATCCATCTACAGTAAGAATTTTTAATACTGAAACTGATGCCATATTTGGAACTGCAGGTATTAATACAGTTGGATTATCAACGGACACAGCAGCAAGTGGTATTCACAAATTTAGAACAGAAACTAAGAAAACTCTTGTTGCTATAAAAGTTTTAGAAGAAGGTTCAGGATATACACATCGTAAATTAAGAGTCAAACCTGCTGGTATATCAACATCATCAAATGTTGTTACGTTTAAAAATCATGGATTCCAAACTGGAGAGATCGTAGAGTACTCTGCAGAAACTTCACCAATACAAGGTCTAAGCACTACCTCTTCATATTACATTAAAAAATTAACTAGTGATACTTTCCAATTGGCAGACGCTGGTATTGGTGCTACATCAACTGTTGATTTTAATAGAGGAAAATATGTTAATTTTGATAGTGCAGGTTCAGGATTCCAAATTTTTAATTACCCAGAAATAAAGGTTAATATAGATGTATCATACGGTTCAACAGTTACTGGTGATATAACAATTACCCCAGTCGTGACAGGTGAAATATTAGGTGCTTATCTATATGAAGAAGGAACAAACTATGGTTCAACAACATTAGATAAACAGGTAATTCCTAAAGTATCAATTGAAAATGGTAGATTTGCTGAATTTAAACCAATTATTGTAGATGGTAAATTAACTGATGTTGCTGTTGTTAATAGGGGTAGAGAATATAATTCAAGTCCTGAAATTAGGGTCATATCAAGTTCTGGATCTGGTGCTGTTGTAAGACCAGTTGTACAAGATGGTTTTGTGATAGATGCTATAGTAACCAATCCTGGTATTGGATACAGTAGTATTACTACAGAGGTAAGGGGATTTTCAAGAGGACAAGGTGGTCAGTTTACTGCAAGAGTAAGAAGTTTAACACTTAACAGTCAAAGTAGATTTGGTGACTCATTCTTATCAACAAAAGATGGATTAATAAAATTCAGTATTTTAGGTTACTCACAAGAGATAGCAACTAATTTTGAAAAAACATTTTCAGTTAACCCTAATACACAAGAATTTACACAAATTACTGGACACTCACCAATCATAGGTTGGGCATATGATGGAAACCCAATATATGGTCCTTTCGGTTATTCTGACCCTGATAATATTAACTCTGAACTTAAGATAATACAATCATCATATAAGACAGACATTACCAATGTTGTTAATAGACCACCAGGATATGCACCAGGATTTTTCGTTGAAGATCATGTATTTGATGAATCGGGAGATCTTGATATTCATAATGGTAGATTTGGTAAGACACCAGAGTTTCCAAATGGAATTTATGCATACTTTGCTACAGTTGGTTTAGGAACTCAGACAAATAAATTAGAGGGTAATTATCCATATTTCATTGGTAATACATATAGATCACCTTTTATAAAAGAAAATCAGTTACTCGATCAAGATTTTGACTTTAATAATTCAAGTTTAAGAAGAAATACATTTCCTTATACTGTTGACGAACCTTTTGCCGATAATGATTTTGTTATTGAATCATACGAAAAGATAAGACAGTTATCAGTTATTGAATCTGTAACTAAAGGTGATGTAGATGCTATTACTATATTAAACGGTGGACAAGATTATAAGATAGGTGATTTAACTGATTTTGATGATGAAGAAACAAATGGATCTGGATTCAGTGCACAAGTTAGTGAAATTGTTGGTATTGGTATATCAAGAATCGATACCGTAATTAATTCATTCAATAACGCTGTATTCGAGTATGGAGGCAGTAACGAAGTTATTGCCCATTATAAACCTTTCATAGAGATTAATGACCAAGATGCAGTATCAATATCTGGATTAAGCACTAATATTAAGAATTTGACTGATTCTTTTAACGTTGGTGTATCTACAAACAGAGTAAGTTTAGCAGCAAGCATGACTGTTGGAAGTTCTGCTGGTCTTGTTCAAGATATTACGTTGACTCAAATACCTAGCACTATTTCAGTAGGTGGGTCAATAAGAGTTGGATCAGGTAATACAAGTGACACAGAAGAATTAAAAGTATTAAATATTTTTCCTAGTGAAAGAATAGTTCGTATTCAAAGGCATACTGGTATAGCACATACTTTAGGTTCAAATGTAGACGCATTAAATAATAAAATTTCAATACCAGTTGAGACAACACCATTTACTTCAGAGTTGAATGACATAATTTACTTTAATGGTCGTCAGTCTGTGGGTATTGGTACTACAATAGGTGGTGCTATTAAAGTAGACACATTTGTAGGTGATAAGGTAACTGAGGTTTCAATACCTACTAGAACAATAAGAATACCAAATCATCCATTTAAAAACGGGCAGAGACTAACAATTAATAAACAAAGTGGTGCAAATAGATTTGATGTTGGTACAACAAATTTAGTACAAGAATTTAAGTTACCATTTGTAGGTGCTGATTCAACTGAGGTATTTGTAATTAATAAAGGCACTGATAATATTGGTTTAGTTACCAGCAAAGTTGGTATTGGTAGTACAAGCGAGGGTCTATTCTTCTATACAAATGGTTCAAACTCTGGTATAAATTCTTCTCTTTACTTCTTAGAGAGTCAGAAAGAGCAAGTAAGAGGTGATATTGATAAAATCACTACAACAGTTTCTACCAATGTTTCTGCTGCAAATACAACAACTCACAACTTAGTTGAGGGTGATGTTGTCAAAATGAATGTTGTTCCTAATTTAGCGGTTGGAGTAGGATCAACTACACCAGTAAACGTAAATTATAATTCTGAATTTGATAAGTTAATAATTAATCCTCTTACATTTACAGCATCTGATGTTGAGACTGATCAAATTGATATTCTAGAGCATGGATTTAAGACAGGTGATAAGGTATTTTACCAAGGTTCTGCAACTGGATTAAGTACAGGTACATATTTTGTCAATAGAGTAAGTAGTAGAAGATTTCAGTTATGTGAAACAATAGAAGATTTAAATGTAAATCCAATTAGAATTGCACCTATAACAGCAAATACAGGTGGTACACAAACTATCGCTCCTATCAACCCAAGAATTGATGTTGTTAAAAATTCTAAATTGACTTTTGGATTATCAAGTACAACTCTAGCAGACTTTGATTTTAAAATATTTTACGATAAAAACCTAACAAATGAATATCTAAGTTCTCAAGACAGTAGTTCATTTAATGTCGGCACTGCAGGAACTATTGGTATTGGTACAAATAATACAGATCCAATCGGTGCTGCTCTTACTGTTCAGTATTCTGCCTCTACCCCTGTTACTCTATATTATGGTTTAACTAAAGGTGGTTACATAAGCACTGCTGATACAGAGGTTCCTAACTATTCTGAAATAAGATTTATTGATAGTGTTTACAATGGTGAATATAAAATATCAAATGTCACAGATGATACCTTCAATTTCTCACCTAAAGTTCCAGAATTTTTATCATATACAACTGACGATTGTGAAAAAATAGAATACTCTACAAGATCCACATCTGTTCATGGTCCTATCAAAAACTTCAGGATATTATCACCAGGATTTAATTACAAAAAATTACCACAGTTTAATAAAGTAAACAGCGTTAGTGGTACAGATGCAAACATAATCGCATCTTCAAAGACTATTGGTAGAATCAAAAAGGTAAGAATCGTAGATATTGGATATGAATATTCCTCTGATAAAACATTAGGACCTCAAGCATTTATATCACC